CATCGTGTCGATGGTGCCGGTCTGCTCGTAGACGCTCTGAAGAACGGCGGCGACATCGCTCTCGGTGAGAGAGGAGGTAGCAGTCGTGTTGATCGAAGCGGACGGCGTGCGGAACGACGCGGGAACAGGCAAGTCGGTCTGAGCCGAGTTGGAGATCCACGAACCGAGGCCGCGAGTTTTATATGGGTTAATGCCGCTCTGCTCTTGCGAATCGTTGCTGGAGCAGAAGGCGCTTTCCATGTCGCGCTTCAGTTCGATGAGGGCGCGGGAAACGCCGCGAGCCATTTCCTTCTTCTTGCCAACGCCAGCGACGTTATCGACGTTCTGAGCAAAGTCATCGACTTTGATGGAGCGGCGGAACTTCTGGGCGCGGCCGGAAAGGAGGACGCGGTTTTTGGCGGGATCGTCAAACGTGGTGACATCCGCATTCGTGAGGACACCGTCGAACGACGGGTCGTTATAGCTGTCGGCCTGCCATGAGAAGACAGAGCCATTAGTGAGATCCGAGCCAGCTTTGATGCGGGAAGTGACAGGCGTGTTTTTCTGGTCGATGACCGAGATCACGTCAGCCAAGTCTTCGCGCAGTCCGGTGGCCGGATGAACAAGTCCTTGTGACATATTGTGTGAGTTTTCTAAGTGATGGGGTTTATCCGATCAGTTCTCCCACCAAGTCCTCGATGTCCGACATGGACCCGCTTGATTTGAAGAACCGATTTTTCGCAGCCGTAGAGCTGCCTTTTGTGGCAGAGCGGGGCGCGCTAACGGGCTGGACGGGTGTGACGGTTTTCTCTTTTTGTTTCGCGGACACAGTTTTCTTGGCCTTGTCTTTGGCAGCTTCGGTCTGCTGCTTGGCCATGAGGGCTTGCTCGCCGTAGAGCGCGAGGCCGATCCAGTATTCATGCTGGGGGATCTTGAGGAGATCGGGGGCCTGCTTGATCGTGGCTTTGTAGGCTTGGTTGAGCGCGCTGCCCTCCTTGAAGATATCGGGGAACATGCTCTTGGCGGCTTGCACCGCCGGCTCACGCTGGGCCAACCATTCCTTACGAGCAGGAACGTGGATGGTCAGGATGTCGTCAGCTTTGACGAGATAGTCCTTAACCTCCGCTGCCTCGATGAACTTCTCGGTTCCATCGGGCTGCTTGATCGTGGTGCCATCCGTATTCTGAAGTGCCCACCGGCGAACCGCTTGGGCATTCTGGATGCGCTGTTGAAGGGCCTCGTCACTGTCCACGTCGGCCAACGGGTTGTCGGCGGTCGGGGTGAGAACGGGGCGGGAGGTCTGGTTGAGCTGGGCTTCTAAGTCCGCCTTGGCGGTGCGTAGTTGCTCCAGTTCAGCGCTGGCAGCCTGAGCTTTTTCTTCAGACTCGCGCTGCTTGGCGACGAGCTTATCAATCCTGCGTTGAACCTTGTCCTTCGTAACCTCCTCGCCAGCAGATTCTTCTGCGGCGGCGTCCTCGCTATCCTCGGGTTCTTCGGCAGAATCGGCTTCAGTCGCCGGCTCCTCCTCGGTGTCTACTTCTTCAGCGGAATCCTCAGATTTCTCCTCTGGCTCCTCTGTTGTGTCCGTGTTGTCAGAGATCGTCTTGTCAGCGGACTCGTCTTTGGCTTCCTCGGGCTGACGCTTAACGCCCAGCTCGGCTAGTGCCATAGAAACTACATCGTCCGCTCCCGCCGCTGTCGCGGCCTCATTGTCTGTCGCCATTGGGATAAACCTCCAAAGAAGGTGCGCCAAACGTCTGGGGGGAACCGGGACGTTAGAACCGGAGCGAAGCGCGATACGCCTCTCTATCCTCACACATAGCACACAATGTGTGCGGTGTCAATACGGGAAAGTCTCGTTATGCGATACTTCGTTTATGTCTCGGGGCGACACTTGGATAGAATCGCATACACTTGTTCACAAGTAATGACGCTTTGCGGCAACTTGTAAGAAACACTTGTGAGTTCCCGCGCGGGAACATGGCTTTACACTAAGCCGGTTAATGTCGCCGGATGTTTACACTGGCGGCCGGAATCCAAGGCACGCTTGGACTATTGCGCAAGAAGTATGCAGCGGTCGCCGTGGCGACCCTACCGGACCTTCGCCGCTTCGGCCCTAGTCGCTTCTAGGTAGTCCCACAATTCAACCAACGCATTGAGCTGGCCATTGGCGTGGGCAAGGAGGCCGGGGTCTTTGGCGGTGGCCATGTTGCTGGCCAAGGCCACGCCGTCCGCGATGCGGTCTTGTAGGGCGACCATGACGGCCTGCCAGCAGGGCGGGGCTTGGTCGCGGGTGAAAGCGAGGGCGCCTTTGAAGTCGAACTCTTCGTCTTCAGAAACGGGGTAGCGGTCGATGGGGATGGTTTTGGTGAACAGTTTGCGGATTGTCGTGAATAGCATAATTTTTAAGCTGTTTGTGTTCGGTGTTCTTGAATGGCGAATGGTTAGATCCAGAAAGGATACATGGCCCTGTTGGCGACGATGACGTGCGGGCCGCACTCGCGGCAGATGGGGCCGAGTTGTTCGTCAACTCCGTGGATGTCGTCAATACGAAGCTGCTTGGAACACACGCCACAACGCGGCGGCTCTTTGCTGCGGCCTCGCCATGGGCGGACGCGCGGGGGTGGAGGAACTATGCCGCTCGGAGCCATTAGTAACTTCCTCCTCCGCGCGGGCGCAGGATGTCGCCCTCGACGTTGTTGCAGCCGGAAAGAACAAGCATGCGGACGAGGTCAGGGAAGTCCTTGCTGCTGCCTTTGTTTCCGTCAGCGCCAGTCCATTCTTTCATACACCAGATTAGGTTCTGGCAATTCTCGCTGATGTAGAGCTTGGGCTGGTTCAGCGCGTCGAGCGGCTTCTGCGTGTTGTAGTGCAGCCAGTCGTTGATAAGCCCAACACCTTCATCAATCGTGTCGCCGGGGGCGGCTGAGAAGTCCATGCCGAGGTCGCTCATTTCCTCGATCAGCGTGGTGGGGCGTTCCTTGGCCAAGGTCTGCGCGTTGCCATAGCGACTGTCCATCCATCTCTCAAAGATGCGCTCGCCGTTTTCGACGTTGCGGATTTCTTCGATGTATCGCTCCAGCCCGAAACCAAAGTCTTTCTGCGCGGGGCCTTGGCGCCCGTCCGCCTTCTTGCCGTCCGGCTCTGCCCACATGCCGGGGTAGCCAACGCCTTCGACATACTCATTGGGGCAGGGCCACTCCCGATAGATGAAGCAACGGTTGGCACTATCGAACAGCGCCCAGATCATCGCCCAGTTGCGCGCGGAGCAGGGGTCGATGAATTGGTAGCGGGTGCCCTCCTTGGGAATCCATTCGTGTTTTATGACGTGAACCTTGTCGTTGAATAGCGGGAAACGGTTGTTGATCGAGCGGGTCGGGACGCCATAGGCACGGCAAAGGATCTTCTCGCGCGTCTCGTTGCGTAGCTCCTGCTGCATGCGCTCCCAGCCGGCCCACGGATTGTTCTTGGTCTGAAAGTAAATGATCGGCCGGCCCTTGCGCCCCGTCTGGACGATGGGCACCTTCTCGTAGCCGACGATGACCTTCTCGCCCTTGTTGTCCTCAAACTTGGGCAACAACTCCGCATCGCACTCCTCCACGTTGCGGGCGCCGGTGAGGTAATCTTTTACCGTGGGCGAGTAGCCTTCGATGGGGGTGAACGTGACGATGAGCACGCCGTTGCGGTCGAGCAGACGGAAGCGCAAGGTCTCCAAGAAATCCAGCGGCACCAACTCGTCGCACCATGCTATGTCAATCTCGCCGCCTTCGATGGTGCTGATGTCCTGTGCGTAGTTGCGGAAGATGCACTGGCTGCCGTTGGGGGCGACAAACTTGGATTCGGTGAAGCCGCCTTTGACTGAGTAGGTGATATTCGTGACCGTGCTCTTGCGCGCCTGTCGCCAGTCGGCCGGCAGATATTTGAAGACGCGGGGCTGTTGCATCTCGATGCTGTTAGGCGCGGTCGTTTGGAAGCACCACGCGACGGATTGTTTCTTGTGGTATAGGCGGTGGATCACTTCGCGCGCAGCCCATTCAGTCTTACCGGAGCGGTTGCCGCCCATGACGAGCAGTTCGCGGTTGTCCTCCAGTAGCTGACTGGCCTTGTTCCAGATCGGTGGGCGGTAGCCGTAGCGGTAGGGATCTACCTTTTCCTTGAGGATTAGTTCTTCCCGCTTGAGCAGCAGGTCCCAGCCCTTCTCTGGCCCGATAGCCAAGAGCACGTCCTTGGGCGGCAGCTTCATCACCGGATGAGCTGTCGGCGTGAAGCGGGAGCGGGGAGTGGATTTCTTGTCGGTTAATTTTTCTGCCATAACCAAACCCATTTGTCGCGGCCGACCTTGCCGCTGCGTGAATCGGTGCCACTTCGACTGCGCGAAATGCGCTGCCAGCCGTCGAAGCGGTAGGTGTTGCCGTTGTGGATGTCGGCGTCTTGGTAGCTAATTGCGAACTCGTAGCCCAACAGGGGGAACACAAACTCGCGCCACAATCGGAGAGCCACGCGACACAGTCCCGGCCGGACTGCGCACAGTCGGGCCAGCTCAATGCAGTTCTCGCGGGTTAGGTGGTTAGCCCCTCCAACCGTCTCGCGGATCAAACCCGCAGTAATCGTAAGCGCGACTGGTTGGCCTTCGTGAATCAGCGCGTGGCACCAGTTCATTCCGTTCCCTCTGGTGCATGGACCCATTTTATGGCCCCACTCACTCAGCAACTCGTTTGCCTCGCGCAACGTAATGGCATCGAAGCAAACCATTGGAGCAAACAGCGACTGTCTCGCAGTTCCGCAACTCATGGTAAAGAAGTGGTGGCAGCACCCCCCAGTGCCGCCACCGCGCATTGGGTTTCCGGACGATTGGCGCAACCCTGACCGGAGAACAAGTAACCCCGGCCCTTTGTTGTTGATCGTCTTTTCATCCTTTG